TCCTCCCGCCACCGAAAATGAGGGACGTAAGCGAGTTGTTCGCTGTCGTCCCAAGCGTGCTTGTAGCCATCAGCCCGTCCCCGTGGAGAAGTTCTGAATTTGCGCAAGGTTGGCCGGAACGTTCATCTGCGCAGCGATGTCCGCAGCCATGGCGTTCGTCAACGTGGTCACGTCAGCAGCCAGAAACGTCTTCGTCATCTGACCAACCGGAGTGGCGTTAAAAAACGCCTTGCGCTGCGCGCCGCCGGCCGCAGCCATACCGACAGAGGCCGCAGTATTACCACCCATTGGACCGATACCATCCCCGACCCAATCAACATTCACTTGGTAGGTGATTCTGTACGACATTGTGCTCTCCGATCAGCCGAAGGTGGCGCTGAAGGCCGACGTGGATTCGATCCGCATGAAGAACTGCTGGTTGCTAATCAGAGTTCCATAAAATACCTTCCAGCCAACAACTCGCAGCTGATTCAGCGGATCGGACTTATCCGGCTCTTTCAGGTAAGTCATCTTCATGTTGTCGAGGACAACTTGCGTATAAGCACCACGCCCGAAGATGAACGTCGGATATACCGTCACACCCGTGGCTGGCGCGGCCGGCGGGGTCTGCGCAAGGCCAATTCCCGTCACCGTCACCACGGCACTCGGCGCAAGCTGCGTGGCCTGCCCCGCGAGAGGACCAGAAGTCGGACCCGAAGCACTAAGCCCCAAGTTGAATGGCGTGTTGGTAGTGCCGACATAGACGCTGTAAGTGAACCCTGCCGTTGAAGGCATCGTCACCTGAAGCGCGCCATTGGCCCCTACCGCCGTAGAAGCGGACACTTGGTAGATACGCGACTCGTACTGATTCTGCGTATCCGATCCAGTGACGATGACGAAGTAGTTCGTCGCTGCCAACGTGCCGCCGGCAACTGCAACCGGGTTGACTTGCGCAACTCCGGTAAATGTCGGAACCATGTTGGTCTGACAGAACCGGATGCCTCGCCACTCGCCAACCTCGTAGTTGTAAAGGCGATTGAGATCGCTGTAGCTCCAGGCCGTCACGATCGTCTGGTTCTCGGAAAGATCGCCAAGCGGGAAGGGATGCGCTACCGCCACGTAATGCGGCATCTTGCGTGGGTTGCTCGATGCCTTGGCGCCTCCTGCGTCCGCCTGCAGCTTCATGTCGGTCATCTCGTCGCCCATGAACCGGGGAGCGCCGAGATTGATCAACATGGCCGAAGCACGATTGATCTCGTGAGGATTGAGCACGTCGCCGGCAACAAGAGACGCACGAGCACCACGAGTGTTGACATAGTTGATTTGACTTCCCGCGAGAAGATTGACGAACGTATTGCGTTCCATCGTCTCAGCGGTCTGTAATCCGATCAGCTCCGTTGCTTTCTTGAACAGCGGGTGCTTGATCGTCATTTCCGCTACGTCGGTAATGGTAATCTTGTCGCCCCACTGCTGGGCTTGTGCGCTAACCTGCTGCAGCGTCATCGACTGCCCAATCGGAGGCACGCCTTCCGAAAGCGGAGCAAACGGCAGCGGCACACGCGGGTAACGGCTCGCCGTGTAAGTCGTGCCGCTGCCCTTGGGAAGAGTCGCAGGATCACCGAACTGGTAAACAACCAGTTGCCGGCGCACGAGGGGAAGCGTCTTGTCTGCAATGTACTGGCTTATGTCGCCAGAAAATTGAGAAGCAACATTGGTTGGCATCACCGCTCTCCGAAGTTAAGGCGGTGAACTTCCACCGCCTCAGATTTGCATATCTCCATGGCGGCGCTCGAAATCCGCCGTTGTACCATTGCCGCGAGACGCCCGGCGCTCCTGCGCCACATCGCCACGCCCGCTTGCAGGGCGAACACGTTCACGCTCCACCCGGCGGGCTGCCTTGCCATCCCCCTTGCCCCGATTGGCAATGAACCGCTGCCCGACAAGATAGATGTAAATGTTTTCTCGGGGTAGATACTGACCGCGAGCGATGCAGGCTTGGTACTCGCGCTCCACGTCCGCAGCAAGCTTCGATCGCAGCTTATCACCGGCAGCTCTAGAGTCCCACGCTGCCTTGTCCTGCGCAGTCTGCATATTAAAAACCATCGCAGAAGTCTGCTGCTGGTGCGCTTGTAAAGACCGGGCAAGCCGGTACTCCATGCGCTCCTCGGGAGACATAAGCGCCAAGCGCTCCTGCTCCACACGAGGGTCTTCCTGCTGGACTGGAGCTTGCTGCCGAGTCTGCCTGAGTTCGGCCATCTCTCGACGTAGAGCGGCAAGTTCTTCATTCTGCCGGCGGCGATCGGCGCGAAGGGCGGCAACGGTGCGGCCCGCACGAGAAGCCGGTTGCCGTGGTGCAGGAGGCTCCTGAGAACCTGAAGCGTCTTCCGGCTCCGGTTCATCATCGACATCGTCGTTTTCATCGGCCCCGCCAGCCGCGTCATCGTCATCTTCAGTCGGTTGCCTGGCGGGATCAGTGTCAAGCTCGTCATCCGTCAAATCGAGTTCGTCATCTTGCGGGGTGTCGTCAGCCATTTCACTCTCCAGTGCGTTAACGAGCACAACTCGGGAGCGGGTTACGCCCGCTAAGCGAAGCAGACACTTAGGAACAAAACAGGAAAAAAGTCAAGGCGGTCAATAAGCCACCCACGCGCTGCCATTCCACACGACGCCGCAAAATACAGACCCGCCTCCCACAGGCGCCACATTCTGTGTGCATGCTGTCGCATTGGACACGAACGCCATCGCACCCTGGGCGGCAGACATTGGAAGCTGCACAACGGTGTATGTACAAAACAACTTATTTGACACTGTTGTATTTATCAATACTGAACAATTGGAATTGTCTGTCAACGTGCCAGAGCTGACACCATACAAACCGCTATTGACCATGTTGGCAGGCAAGGTTACTGCAGCGCTCAACTGCCAGTTAATCCCCTTGAAAAAATTTACAGTATTACCACCTATAAATACGATGCTATTCGACCCGGTGTCTCTGTGATTTGAAATAAGCAAGTTAGACACACCAAAATTTGTAGTGTCTACCTGTATTCCTTTGGCGTTGGCCTCCATCCACAACCCATCGATGGAGATCGACGCCAAGGCAACAACAGAAGGGGCTATGTTTATTCCAACCGAAGTATTCCCCTGAACTAGCCCGCTATAGATATGCGTTCCAGTCCCCATGCCGGACATTAAAATTCCAGTTGCATTACACTCCGCAAGCACATTGTAAAAAGTCGTGTTTGTTCCGTTGGAGGCCATATTGACGCCAACAGTGTTTCCTCTCACCGCAAGGTCACGAAATACCGTGTTGCCAGAACCCTGCATATATACGCCAGATGAAAAATTAGCGATCAGAACATTCGTTATTTGGTCATAAGTCGCCGTTGACGTCCCGAAATTGATGCCCTTAGACGTTCCAGTTCCAGGGCCGACAATTGCAAGGTTACGAATTATATAGTTTTGATTGTAGTTTGGCGCAGCAAATAAGATTCCGTCCGTCGTACCTGTAACTTTTATAACTGTACCACGAACATTTCCACTAACAACCCACTGCGCGTCTCCAAATGGATCGCATAGAGGACTGTCCCACCCATCCCCTTCGATAATAACTGGTTGGTGATCGTTCGGAAGTGTAATAGCAGAAGCGTTAATTACATAAGAATTAGCGCAGGCAGGAAGATAAACACGGCCTCCGTTCAAAACAGGAAGGGCAGCAATGGCAGCGTTTATAGACGTACTGTCGTCGCTAACCCCGTTACATTTTGCTCCGTACCCCTGGACGTTAGCGACAACACCAGATGCCACAATGTCAAGCAAAGCCTGCCTAGTACCAAACGGAGTTATCAATCCCGAACTGTTATCAGGAAACGTAGAGTTTATTTCCGCATTAAGCTGCGTTGGCGTCTTAGGTGAGCCTGTCTGCGCCAACGCCACAGAAGCAAAAAACAAATAAGTAAGTAGAGTGAATAATCTACCCACCATTATTGCACCTTACGTTTCAAGGCTTCAAGCTCAACCCGAAGATTATCATTGTCCGCTTTCAATTGCTGAATTGCAGCAACGAGCAGCGGAGCCATTTCATTATATTTAAACCCATGAAGCAAATCGCTATCCTTCTCCGTTGTAGTCAGAGAATAACCATCAACCGGAGACGGCAAACTATTAACTTGCTCTGCCGTAAAACCAATATGCTTATCAGGATCATCAGCGTAATCCGGCCGGTAAAAATAAGATACCGGACGCAATGCCAACACAGTCTCAAATGCCCTTTCACGGTCAATAACTGCAATGCCCTCTTTGAATCGAGCCGAACTAGCCGCACACCCGGTTGCCCACACTTGAACGGTCACCCCCGTCAAGGTCCCCGGAGTGTTACAGACGGCATTCGTTCCTACGGCAGCATTCAAGGTAGCCGCCATGTTACCTGCAGAATTGATCGAAAAGACCGATGTGAGGGTATCCTGGACAGTATCCGAACCATGCGGCGGTGCCGTCTGGACTATAAACGAGCCCCCGCCACCAGAACCCACGCCAGGGCTTACGGCAAGCGTAAAATTCGATCCAGCGACATTGCCCGCCGTCCCGGCTACGATGCCTTGAGTACGAAACGTCTGAGGTACAGAAGTCGCCGCATCGGCAAGACCAAAACGAATTGTCGCCGGATTCTGGCTTCCTCCATACTGGATATAAGGGCCGCCACCGGCCAAGTCTATTTTTTGGTACAGAGAGATCGTCGCTGAAGCAAAGTCTGCAACCAGATTCCCGTTCACACCTACAGTTATGGATGGCGTTACCGTGCCTGCAAACCCCGTGTTTGTCGAAGCACCTCCTCCAGTAAAAAGCAAAGAAGGAGCTGCGTTAGTTCCTATTCGTGCAATGCTAACAGCACCATTTGCCCCTGCATAAGTAAATCCAGAATCACACCCAACCTTCCCACTCGATTGAAACAACACCCCCGCCGTTCCAGAACTACACGTCACAGGGGTAACGCCTGCAATAACACTCCCACCACCTACGCTATGTGTAATAAGTTCCCCTTGTGCCGCAATTGCCGCAACAAGAATAAGAAGCGCTGCAAACAACCATCTCATTGTGTCTCTCCCGACATGAGGCACGTCGTGCTAAGAGTCAACGTAGGCGGCGCAGTTGTCGAGCATGCAATAACGAGACCACCAAAAAACAAAAGCGATTCAGGAAGCCAAGAAGCCCCCAACGTATCGCCAGCCGGATTGAGCTGATAAGCTTTCAGCAGGCAAGGCGCCTGCGCACTTACGGAACATCCAGCGATCGTACCGTTCACCGGCACCGTCGCCGTATCCATGAGAAACGCCCACGTCGCCGTACCACTTACATTGCTGACTTGAAAATCAAAGAGCTTACCCGCAGCCGTTTTAAGCTGACACGTCCCGACCTGAGCATTAGTACAGCCAAAAGCCCCAAGTCCTGCCTGCGTCTGCGCCCAGGCCGACCAACAAAGCAATGAAAGGAGAAGTGCTAAAGACCAACGCATCATCTATCTCCTTGGAGCTGCTGAAGCATCTTGTAGCCTATCCTGATGGATTGCGCCAGCCGGCCCCTGCCCACCCCTAGGAGGCCCTGAAGCCGCACCCTGCCGCGGCGCACCGCCAGGAGGAGGCCCCCCAGCCCCAAGAGGCCCACCAGGACCGCGCTGCATCTGCATCATCTGTGCCATCTGCGCTTGCATCTTCTTTTCCATCTGGAAGCGATGCAGCATCATGTGCTCGCGCACCGCCCCCGTGGGATCGCCATTCTCCATGGCCTGCATGTGCTCCTGCATGTGCTTCTGATCCTCGTCCAGCTCATGCACAGGCAAAGCAAGCCCCATAGCGAGGTACTTGTTCTCCTCGTCAGGAGCCATGGACAGCTTGGACTTCAAATTCTTGAATATCTCAGGAGCCATACGAGACCCAAAAGCGTTCTCCACCAACAAACTTATAACAGGCACCAAGTTTATCTCGTACCCCTTATACTGGTCCGGCGGAATGCCCTTGATGACGTTCATCGCGCTTATTTGCATCTGGATAGCTTGCGCATTCCGCGCTGCCTCTACGCCGAACCACCTAAATTCGTACCGACGATTGGACTCGATAACGGGAATTTCTTCCATCCGCGCAGCAAGCCCCATTTTACCATATTCTCGAACTGTAATCGGCTGCTCTCTAAATTGATGGTCGAGATCGACAAACCATCGGAGGAGGGGCGTGAGTATTTCATCTTCAATGTTCGTACATACGTCGGCTGTGCTGAGAATGTCAACTTGCTGTTCATTTGCTATCTCCGCTTGATTTCGTTTAGTCTTCTGTCCTGTAGATTGCGCAATAGCCGCAGGAGAAACAGACAGAACCTGAAAAATTTCTGTCTTCGCCGAAGCAACGATCGAGAAAGCATCCTTCCATAGCGGAGGGAACTGAGCAAACTTCGTGTCATTTGGGCTCGTCTCCCAAATCGCCGCGAGATTAAGAACCATCGACCCTGTGCGCGGATTCTTCGTCGGGTCGGTCATGATGATAGGAAGAAGGGCGTACGCAGCACTATCCCACCCCTCGTTCACCACATCGTTCGCGCCGTACTGAAGCTTGTCCACCGCCGCGATCTTCGACGCGCCCTTAAACGACCCACTCAACTTGTTCTGCGCTGCAGAGAGCAACGGACACTTGTCATTCCAAAAAGGATTAAGCCGTGCACTTGGGATACGTTCCTCCCCCTCGACACCACCGGCGTAATAAATCCTGCACAGCCGCCGCTCACCGTCCACCTTCAAACGTGCAAACATCTCGTAGATAACGATTGCTTCACCGTCCTTATCGGACATGATACCGGCAGCATCAATATGCTTCTTAGCCGTCTTGGGATCGCCATCCTGCCCCGTACCGTAAGCAGCGATATCCTTCTCCAGAAGCTCCCCAACCTCCTCGTCAATCTCCCCATCGTCAACGGCTTGCTTCAAGCGTTCTTTAGACCAGATACGCTTGATCGCTACGACACCGCCCTTAGCAAGAGCATCACCCACAGAGGAAGCAAAGACAGGAACCACAACCACGTCAGTATCAGAAAGAACTTCAACGGTCGGCCCCTGATGTACCACCACGGCCGTCTCCATGTCGTCGTCCGCGTCGGGGTCGATGTTCTCAATCTCCTCGCCTTCGATCTCAGCCTTTGCCTTGGTCCGGTAAACCACATGTCGTTCACTGTCCGACCAGCCCACGTAAATGTTGTATTGCCCCTCGATGTCCCCGTTGATCATCAACGCCGGCATAACCTGCGTGCGCAGCTTCGTCTTACGAATGTAGTGCTCCAAGAGAGCCATCACATGGTAAGGCTTCTCATCGGATGTGATGCACTCAACGTTACGCTGTGAGCGGGGGAAAATCTGATTGACAAATCGCGTCTTGCGCGCGTCTATGGCTTCCT